GAAGCGGATGGGATTTGTGCATCCAATACGCCGCACGATTTCCGATTTTATCAAACTCAATGCCATTGATGACTTGATTACCGTTTGGCGCAATCGTGTTATACCAAAATGGGACAAAATCGCTTTCGAGCAATTGAATTTGAAGCGGAACGACTAAACCGTCACTTGATAATCGTGGACGACGGCGAATGAATACCTCGCCGCTGGTCATTCGTGCTGCCACAATTAAGAAAAATGCGCCATAACCGCCTGAAATACCACCAGCCACTAAATCAGGCTCGTGGTCTCGCCACAATTCTAAAATTTGTTCATTAAAATCGAGGAATGGTGTTGTGGGGTAAGGTGTGATTTGACTACCCACTTCGTCACTAACAGCGGTGATTAACGCGCGGTGAGCAAATCCATTTTTACGTTTTGATTCGCGCGAACGCTCAACAATTAAGTTTCCACTTTCTGAAATCGCAGAATTAGGTGAATAAGCAGAATAGCCCCAATTTTGAGAGCGTTTTCCCGTGCCGCCAGAATCGAATGCCAGTGACATGGGGTCGGAATCCATTTTAGTGATATGCGACCGTATTTTATGAAAATTACTGCGTTTTCTCATTGTTACCTTCTGTCATCTCGACAGTAGTGTGGTTATTATTTACGCGCCAAACTTTCGAAAGCGTTTAGATTTTGATTTTGTTAATAAGTGCTTGCAGGATTTCCGTGGAATACGAAATTTAAAACCTTCGGAAATTAGAAACTTAAACTCTTCTGTTGTTTTGCTAAGTTTTGCAAATGATTCACCCATTTTTTCAAACACATTAGCTATTCGTATAGTCATCGTCATCGTCATAACTTAAAGCCCATTATTTGCACTGCGATAGGTTCTAATAACTTGCGGTGGCGCGTTATAGGTTGCGGATGTTGCACTGACTTCGCTACGCATTCTATTTAAAACCGTCAGCATTTGACTTGCACTTTGATATTCTGTTTTAGTGCGACTTTGCCCGTCCGTATATTCAACGATTAAAACACCGCTGGCAATCGCGGTTTCTAATGCCGCTATGTGTTCTTGAGTAAATGCCATGACTAAACCATAATTGCGTTAAATTTCCTGCAATGATAATGGATATATGAAAGAAAAACAAAGCGGAATCACACTCAAAGATATTGCAGAACATTTGCAAGGTAGGGATGCGGATGGGCATTTGTTAATGACTGAAAAAACGGTTAGTCGTCATTTAGCAAATTGCGGGATCGATAAAGATAAATCAACAATGGAACAAATTAGGCACGCGATATTTAATCGAGCGATAAAGCAAACGGTTCGCAAGTTTGGCAATGATGGTGCGGATGATGAAAATGCACGAGCAAGACGGCTGAGTAATGAACTTACGATAGAGCGAATACGCCTTACTGCATCGCAAGCAGATGATAGTGAATTAAAAGTTGATTTGAAAAAGCGTGAAGTTGCGCCGCTTGCCGCAATGGAATTGGCGATTGTAAAAGTGGCGACTAATGCCGCGTCAAAGTTAGAGCAGATACCGATTCGGATTAAGCGAAAATTGCCAAATTTGACGACGCGAGAACTTGAAATTATCAGCAGGGAAATTGTGGCGATTCAAAATGAAGTCGCTGAAATTGAAATCAGCGACGATGATTTAAAGCAGGGCATGGAAATTATGGCGAATCAGTAGCTTTTGCAATTGCTGCACGGGATATTTCAATAACAAAAATGCGCTTAGGTGCTGATTGTTCCAATTCCACCATTTTGTCATAAGCAGCCGCTTGCACCTTGTAGCTTTCCGACATAACCATTAAATTTGCTTCACGTTTTGGTAGTGCATAGCAGGGTTGCATTTGCCCATTTCCTGCCTTGTATTGACTTGCGAAATTTTTCGCAGGTTCATCACCTAAAACTTTCACGATTTTTGCCATAAAATCATTGTGGCGCAAAATAGCCGCACCATCTTCACGCATATCGTTAATAATTTTCACGATTTCTGTTGAAAGCATGGTTTGTTGAGCTTGTGTTGATAAGCTCATTTAAATCCCCTTAAAATAAAAACCCGTGTTACTTTCAGCTACGACACTGAAAATAACACGGGTTAAATTAAAGCAATAAATGCTTTTAGATTTATTACGGTCGTAGTCGCTAAATCTAAAAACACGACACAATCATAACAAAATTTAAGCGGCAGTAAAGTTTTATCTATGCTGACCGACCGTCAAGCGATTGTGAAAACCACTAACAGTTGGTTTTGAGACCGCCACTTCTTCACCAACGCTAACAAGTGGCTTAGGCTGTGTATCAATCCAATTTAGCTTTGCAATAACTTCTGCACAGCGTTTAGCGTTAATACCTTTGATAGTGGTTTCAACAAACCCACTACTGCGCCATTCATTTAACTTCATTTTTTAACTCCTTTTCTTTTTGTCTTCGCAAGCGCATGGATTCTTTGTTTTTCTCTCGATTGCGTTTTAATGTGTCAGGGTTGTTAGCATAATGCTTTTTAACCCGTTCACGTTCTGAGGAGCGATAGGCTTCAATGCCGATTAAGGCTATTTTACGCGCTTTCGCGGCTGCATTTTTCTCGCGCTGCCATGCCTTGAATTGCTCTGGTGTCATAGTAGCTTTTCGGCGTAAATACTTTTCATGCTGAAAACGCTTAACTGCTTCTGGGTTTCTGTCGCGCCACGATTTAGATAATTCAGCGGCGCGCTTTGGGTTTTTATTCCTAAAAATCGCTGAGCGCAATCGCTTGATTTCTTTTAGCTCTGGTTTTTTCTGGTAATAAATTCGAGCGCGTTCCGCCTGTTTTTTCAAATAAGCAGCGTGACGATTTAGCGCGATTTCAATTCCAGTTTGTGACGATTTAATTCTTTGTTCTCGCCTAACGATTTCGTCATCACTTAATTCATCAATCAATAAAATTTCATTGCGCCTTGAGTGCGTAGGTTGGCGCGTTACCAGTTGCATAATTCCTAAACTCATAAATCACCACTTAAAACGGAATGTCGTCGTCGTAAGGCGCATCATACGGTGGTTGCTCTTGCCTTGCATTATGCGTGGCAACATCACGACGATGCTGTTCATGCGGTGAGGCTTGTGGCGGTTGTTTTGGCGCACCATATTGTTCATAACTTTGATTCTGTGCTTGCGGTGGCGCATCGGCAGAATTTTTCTTTCCAATCAAATCAATGATGTCGGCATTTAATTCAAGCTGAAAACCTTTTGTTCCGTCATTTTTCGTATATTCTGATGTGGTTAATTCACCACTTACGAAAACTTGCTGACCTTTTAAAAGATAATCTTTGAGCGTTCCTTCTGCGCGTTTCCCCCAAAGTACAACGCGTAACCAAATGGTTTTTTGCTTATCACCAAAACCAATGTTGTTGGCAACACTGACATTTAAAACAGCTTGACCACTTGGTAAATATCGCACCTCAGCATCTTTCCCAACAGTACCAGTGCATACAAAAACGTTACTCATGCTCACCCCGTGCCATGGATAAAATCCGCTCACAACTTTCAGCATGACTGCGATTTAAATTTGCTTTTTCGTTATCGCCTTTTTGCAAATGATGAGATTCATAGCTGCGTAATAGCAGTGATACCTTTTCTAGCTCGTGATAAAGTTCAAGAGAAGCAGCGATTACTGAAACGTTAGAATTATCTAGGCTATAAGAAACGCTGACCCAGCATATTGTTTCTTTATCTGTTTCTGAATAAATTTCACGCATTCCATGCAAATCAGAATAATCGGCATGACCACAATTCATGCAGTCATGTGGATTGTTATTTACCCCGCCAATTTTCCACGGTAGTTGTGATGGCTTAAATTTTTTGTTTTCCATTTTAAACTCCAGTCGAGCCAAAACCGTTATTTCCACGATCGGAATGCTTTAGTGCGACAGCTTCAACAATTTCTAAAAATTCAACTTTGGCAATTACAAGTTGTGCGATTTTATTGTCATGTTTGAAATCAACGGGTTCATTACCGTGATTTATTAAGATAACGCCAATTTCGCCGCGATATTGCTGGTCAATTGTTCCAATACCATTTAAAACGGTAATTCCTTGATTTGAAGCTAAACCTGAACGCGCTCTTACTTGTGCTTCGTAGCCAAGTGGTAATTCAATAGCAATCCCTGTCTTAATTAGTTTACGTTCACCGACTAGCAGCGTGTAGTCGTCAACGCAACGCAAATCAAGTCCGCTGTCCGTTGGATATTCGCGTGTTGGGATTTGTGCATCGTCGCGTAATTTTTTAATTCTAATCATTGTTGTTTCCTCTAGTGGTAGTATTGATAAACATTTTGTCGGTAACTTCAAAATCCTTTCCGACTTCTAAAATAATACTTTCTGTAATATCGGACGGTTCTTCAAAGAATAAAACCTTTGCCCCTTCTGAAAACCTAATACTATGTATCTCATTATGACGCATAGCGTAAGTATCTCCAGTTTTAAAACACGACGTTATCACCTTGTAATAAGCCGTTTCTTTAATGCTACTTTGCTGATATTTTCCAGCAGAACCTAAATAAGTTAGTACAGACTGATTAACTTCTATGTCGTGTCTATCGTCTGTTCTAACCCATAATTCATTTATTACCATGCCACATAAAACTAAACATGAAAAATTAAATCTGTGTGAATGCGGAGTAATCTCGTCGGATTGAATTGTAGTTTGTTCAAATAATCTAACACCTTTGATAAGACTGCTATTTAAACCAGTGATTACATAGTTTTCAAGCGTATTATGGCGCATCTTTTCGATGCTATTTACTAAAGTTTGTATATTACCTACTCCTTTCAGACCATTTCGGCACATCGGAATCGTTAAATTTATTTTTGTAAGCACCGATAAACGAGTTTCCTGAGCCTAATTTGCGAGCTTCTTTTCCGCAATTATCACTGCGTTGTTTGTGTTCTTTACTGGTACGATTGAAACCACAGATTGGGCATTTACTTGTTGTCATAAATCACCTTCAAACATATCAATGGTTTTATCACATCGTTCCAACTCAATCATTCCAAGTTTTTTCAATTTTTTAAATCCACGCTCAATTTCAGAATCACTAAAATCCATTCCATAATCGTCGGTGGCGCGTTGCTTTACGTCTTCATGCGTAAATGGTTCATCCATATTTAGAATAATGTCTAGTAGTAAGCTCATAAATCACCTAAGGGCAGATAACCTACTGAAATCACCAAGGGCTTTGCCTATGTCGAAATCGTTAAGGGCAGACCGCTTGTTGAAAATTAGCCATCCGTGGCTATGAGAGGTTAATTAAATATTCAACTGTAATGGTGTGGATAAAAATGCGCGAGCGCAGTTAGCTTCAAAATCCGCGCGTGATTGCGACATTTTGGCAATCATTTCGACGTTATTGATTTGGTTCAAAAGTTTTGAGCGACCGCCATTATTAAACCATTGATGCTTTTTCTCTTCACCTTGATTTTTGTCAATTTCAAACAAAAGCTCTTGCGGCAACACAATGTCGTACACCCACGTACGAATGATACGACCGCAATATGAGGGTGTAGATTTATTGCCGTTAAACGTGTGACCATGCAAGCGCATAATCGCAATGAAAAATGAATCTTGAAAAATCTTCTCCCACGTCATCGGCGCATCAAGTAACATCAATTTGCGAATGTAATCAAGATGACCCGTTACACGTTGCAATTGTTTTTCGCAATCAATGAAATAACGCCGTGCAATTTTGCCTGCATCATTGTTTTCGAGCATGGATAGCTCTTTCGCCATATCAAGCGAAATGAAATACTCTTTTGGCTTGAAGCCGCGCAATTCGCCGTTCTCATTTTTGAGAATAGTAAAATCAACGCCATTAACAAAGTCATACTCGTTAATTCTGCGCTTAATCCAATCAGCGAACTTTGTTTCGACTTTTAATTTTTCCCACAGGTCACGCGCATTAACTGCATTAACGGTTTCATTTCCGATTTTGTGTTTTTGTACTTCAAATAATTCAGTCATAAATTTCACCCATAAAAAAACCGTTCTCAAGGTTCGGTAGTGGAGGCTAAGAATTGAGTCACGAACTTATGAAAAACGGTTTTGTTTAAATTCTTATTTATCCCACTACGGATAAACTAATTACACCATCAAGGGCAGACCGCTTGTTGAAATCATTAAGGGATTTGTCATGTTTGAAATCGTTAATAGTAGTACCTATCAATAAAAGCCGTCTGTGGCTGTGGTTTATCTATTTGCTTCAAAAAAAGCCTTGGCGAAACCTTGAGAGCATAACGACCTTAAAGACATATCATCTTTAACAGCATCTTTAAAAACCATAAATTCTGGGATTAGGTCGATAGCCCCCTTATGGAGATATGCAAGAGATGGCTTTTCTCTATTTGGTCTTGACCATAAATCTATTTTTTCGCAAGATTCCCATGTGTGAGTTTTATTTGGGATGTTAAACTTACCCCACAGCGCAGTTTGTTTTGTCCACGGCGAGCCGAACTCATAAGGCTGATAAACAAATGTTGGTTTTCCAATGATGTTTTTTAGCGTTCCCCTCGCAGGGTTTTCTAATGCCCAAAAAACAGCGTTACATTCGCTAATAATTCTCAAGCAGTGATTCACTAAAACCATTCCTTTTTCGTGTTCGCCTTTTCCATTTGGGTTTTTTAAGATGCTAAATTCTGTGCAAACTGGATTGGCAATTACCCCATAAACATTATTAGGCGGCGTGTAGTTTTCAACGCCTATATTTTTACCAACTTTAATTACCTCATAATCACTGCATTCTGAATAAAATCTACTGTCTGAGCCAACATCAGCGCATAAATGCAAAATAATTTTTTTACTCATAAATTTATCCCTTGAAAATTTAATGAAGCGCGTTGAGTGGCGCGTCTATTTTCAGGTGGCGGCATCGTGCTGTAATTGTTTCGGTATTCAATCGGGGCAGATAGCCTATTGAAATCAGAAATTGGCTTAGGGCTTTGCATAACTTCACAGTAAAGCGCGTAGACTTTCGCCCGTTTCGCTTCATCGTTACACGCAGCAAAGAAGCGGCTAAAATCGGCATCCGTTAGCGTATCAAACGCCCACGCCATTTTGAGACCTTGTGAGAGAAACTCGCGTACTTTCCCCTGCCCTGCTGCGTTGAATAGTTCTCGCGCCATGTGCCAGCCTAAAATCATTATCCCAGCGCGTGCCATTTTCGATAAGTTTGCACTGCGTGGTTTTAATTCAAACGATGCCTCTTTGTTGGGTGATTGAATCGATACTTGTCGCGCTTCATGTTTATTTTTAGTAACTGGTGTGGTGTTAATTCCTGCATTGCCATTTGAAACCATAGAATTATCGCTGTCATTTTTATTTTCCTGTGCGGGAGTTGATTGTAAGGTGGTTGTTTTTGGTTCTGGTAAGCGATTACACTCGATTTTTTCTAATGATTTTTCTTTTAATTCACCATGAAAAACAACGCAGGCTTTATCGCTTAATCCACGGGCTTCAATTTCAGCGTGTATTAAATTATGCAGGTCAACATTTGAAACTTGACCGCATTGGATATTATGCGCCCACCAGCCGCCCTTTTGATTTTTAGGAAACAATCCATAGCGTTGTTGATAGCTTGCAAGGTGTGCATATTGTGCTGCCTTGATTAAGTCATTATCACTTAATTCTTTAGCATTCCAACCTTTTACAACATATTGAAAAATTGATTTTACACTAACGGGTTTTTTAAATACCTTAACCCCTTCGTAAGCATCTACTGGATTTTTCACTTCTGAAACCGTCGAGGGCTTTGCGTCATCTGAAACCGTTAAAGGTATTGCATTATGTAGAATTTCAGGCACGGCTATTTTGTGCTTCCTTGTATATGCAACAGCTACTTTATAGCCTTTGCTAATTAGGCAAGGTTTAGGTGCATTATCCCAAGTGCCAAAATAAAGCCGTGTTATTTTTTTAATGTTACCTTTCAGTTTTTTAATGCGCGTATTCCTAGCTGTTGAAAAAATAGCTAGTGTGTTTAGTTCTCCAGTAAATAAATCAATTGCCTTAAATTCCTTGGTTCTGTTTTCTGTGATTTGTTCAATAGTTAAGCGACTTTCATTTTCAAAAGGCATTACTGCGCTTGAAACCTTCGAGGGCTTTGCCACATCTGAAACTGTCAAGGGCATTGCGTCATCTGAAACGACAGGGCTTTGCACTTCTTCACATTCAACAGGTGCGGCTTGTAAGGTGGCGGTTTTTGGTTGTAATAATGAACCGTAACCAATATCAACAATATGCGCGTATAAACTGCCGCCAAACGGGTTAAAATCACCATCATTTAAACCAACATCAAACCGAATCGCCGCGCCGTTAAATTCAATTTTATGCTTGTCATATGTGCCAACAGGTAAATTTTTTGCCGTGTCGTCGCATTCTTCGCAGATAAAACGCTGTAAATCATCAAGGCTTTTAAAATCTTTGTTTTGTGCGTCGCTTGCTTCGCTCCATACAAGAGTTATTTTGTCGCTTTCAATATCAACGGGCAGAGCCATTTCCGAAACCGCTACGACTTCAACCGCTGGAACTTCTAAAGGCTTTGCCACACTTGAAAAAGTGGCGACATTCAACAAGTTCATAACATCAAGGGCAGCGCGTGGGGTGAAATGGTAGATAGTGCGGGGCGTTGGTTTAGCTTCTACGGCTTCAACTTCCAAAACTTCCATAAAGTCAGTCGCTACCATTGCAAAATCAGCACTAAAAACAGGGTTAGATTGTTTTAAAACCGCGAATAATTCAGAAAACGCCGCGCTAACTGGTGGCAACTCTTCGGGCGTTTGATAAGGATAACGACCGCCATTTTTAGCAAATTCTGTGAATGTCGTAACATTGGCTAAATAGTCATTTTTAACGCCGATTTGTTGCAATCCGTCAATAACAAAACATTCAAACGAACGCGCCGCCATTTCAACTATGGTTGCCCAGTATTTTTTTGATTTGCCTTTGTCGATAAGCTCGGCGCGTGCTTTCATTGGTGAATCATTAAGGGCAGATACCAAACCAATAAGCGCGGGCGATAATTCCACGCCGTAATTTTCAGGTTTATCCGTTGCAAATCCTAAGCGGTTGCCGTTTTGTTTGCTTAAATAGTTGTCTAAGGCGTGAAACCATTCATGCGCTAATGATCCCGCGCCGTTATTTTTGGTTAAGTTGATGACAAAATAACCGCTCTCAAAATGTGCAGATGCGCCACTATTGCCACGCGCTCCAAAGGCAAGCGACAACGAACCGCCTAAACTTAGCGCGGCGGGTTCAATGTTTAGTAAGCGTGCCAAATCAATCAAGCCATCGAATGCGCGGTTAAGCATCCATTGACGTTGACGACCGCCGCCGCCTTGACTAACCCAATTGCCAAATTCCACGCCCTTAAATTTGAACGTTTCATTAAATAATGCGGGGCTAATGTCGCCACTTCTAAAAAATGCGCCTGTTTTTGCATCATTGACGGCGCGGCGTGTACTTTTTTCTGTTACGTTGTCGCACTCCTTTACGGCTTCCCACATTGCAACAAGGGCGGGGCGATTATTCACATAAAAATCGTGCATTTCTTCGCGTGTTTTAAATTCGATTAAATGGCGTTTTTCTTTGTCCGATTTTGCACAAATAAAGCGCACGCCAGTTGATGTTTCACGATAGCAAGCAAAGGAAATATCTTTTTTATTTTCGCTACCTAATGATTTGATTATGTCATTTAAGCATTCTATGAAGTTATCAACGTATTCAAAGCGCGATTTATTGACATAAATAACAGGTGATTTTGTGTGTGTACCGTCATTATTAACGCGATATGAATCGCTGTAATTTTTCACGGTGTCGATTTTATTCCATAATTCAACGGGCAGCGATTCTAATAATTGCATCATTGCTACGTTATCGTTGCCTATAAAGCTGGCAAAATCCATGCTAGTCATATCACCATTTTTTAATAATTCAATTGTTTGCGCCGCTGTTTTTACCTTTTCAATCCATCGTTTCAATTTATAAGATTTTGCGGGGCGGCGTTCAATCATAGATCGCACAGTAAAGCACGCGGCGGCTGTGTTTGTATCGTCAAATTTTACCGCGTCAATTGGTGGAATAAGTTTTGATAATGGCAACGTTTCCCAATCGCTCGCGCTAATATCAGCAACCGTTTTTGTGTATTTGTCTTTTTTCGCGCCGCCGATTTTTTCGCCAAAATCATCAATTTTTTTTGTAGTTTCACACATTTTTATTCACCTTTTTAGTTTTAGCTTAACAACTGCAAAACGCACTGATTTAGTGCGCTTCACGCTTGTTAATCCGCGTCCAATTCTTTGATTCTTTGTTTTACAGCATCGCAATCAAAAACCATTTTTCTATGTTCGTCTGTCAAGTCGTCGCTCGACCATTCACAATAAATCGCCGCAATGAATGTATCAAAATCGGCGTGCAGGCGATTTGTTTCGCGCTCAAATTGAACGTGTGCCACTTTTTCATCGTTGAAAGTCAAAACAATGTCACTGATTCCGTCAATTGATAAGTCGTTAATGTCTGCGACTTTTAATTCTGAATTTTCAATTTCTGAAATTAAATCCCGCATTGCGTCCGCTCTCATGTTCTGAATCAGTGCAATATCTAATCCTGAATTTAAAACTCCTTCACTTTCTGAAATGTCGTTTTCAGATAAAAAGTCTGATTCAATTACTTCTTTTATGTCATCAAAGGCATTACCGCTTTTTTGCATTGCTACCGCTGTGGCACGATTTTTTATTACTTGCAATACTATCGCGTCAGATATTTTTTTCATTTCATTCACCTTTTTTTATTTTTTTTGAGTGGTTTAACTTCGGCTAACTTTTGAAGTTGGCTTATTTTAAAATAGTTTTGTAATTCATTCAATAAATAGTTTTGTAATTCTACGCAATAGACAATAAAAAACCCGCATACCAGTAACGGCGCGGGTTTAAAAGTTTAGAAATTCTAAAATAGTTTAATTCATGTCGCAATCATTGCGCTTTCGAGTAATTCAATCATCAATTTTGATAATGTCATACCACGTTCTTTTGCCAGTGCGTCATATTTCGCCCGTTTATCAAGCGTGATTCTAACTTGCATCATAGTAGTCGCTGCCTTTTCTTTCTTAGCATATTGATTCCCTTTTATTGCACCACGTTTATTTTTTGTTTCCGTCGTCATCTTATCCGCCTTTTGCTTGGTTTATGTTGGTGCATTATCGGCTGTTTTGTTTCGTCATTCAAATAATGACGTGGTTTTGTTTCGTCATTCAAATAATGATGCGGTGTCTGCTGTTTCGGAAGGGTGCAATCGGTGCGGGTGGCGCGTACGAACTGAACCGTTTAGTTTATTTGAACTGAACGGTTTGGTTTTCTTAATTTTTCAGCGTCGGGGTCTCTACAGAATCGAGCCTCATGCGTCTCTCT